AATTCCAGTATATGAAGCCTTAACTAAATTGCAGGAGAGGCTTGCAGAATTTGGCAAGGATGGGCGCAGGAACGGAAGAAAAAGCCAAAACAGCTATTATGACATTATTAAACGATATTGCAAACAAACCTTAAACCAAACCAAATTATGAGCAATTACCAAAAAAAAGACGGTGACATCAGCGTGTTCACCAACCAATCAGCCAACGCCAACGCTCCGCGATGGAAGGGCAGTCTGCTACTGAACGGACAGGAATACAGCGTAAGCCTGTGGGTCAAGAACGGAGCGAAGGGCGAATTCCTTGCAGGAAGCGTCCAGCCGAAGCAAGCACCAGTCGCTAACACCTACAACCAATACGACCAAGGCAATGACCCATTTTAACCAGTGTACCAAGATTAGCCTGCAAATTGATGGGCGCGTTTGTTCCACCGAAATGGAAGGAAACGAACACACGGCTACCGAAATCATCGAAGCGTTTGTTGGCTTGATGGTGGGGCAAACGTTCACGGAAAAAACCTGCTACAAGGCAATGAACACTATTGCTGAGGAAAGGTATAGAGAGGACGAATCGTAACGAATAATTTCTATATTTGTGACAGAGTTGATGCTGTTTGTAGGAGAACGGTATCAACGGAAGACGAGCCGCTACCTTTGGCTTGCCCCGACAGCCTCCTACCTGTCGGGGCTTTTTTTACTTCTAAATTTTAACGATGATAAAAGTATCCGTATTTGCCAATAACAAAGCCGTAACGCCTTCGCAGACAAGCGACCTCAACACCTTGCTGATGAACATCAAGGATGGAAGGTGGCAAGACCAAGTGCTGGCATATCGAACAGGCAAAGGCACAAAAGACAACCTACCTGCATTCACCACAAGCGGCGAGTTTAAGCAACGCAAAAAAGAACACCTGATTGAACACAGTGGCTTTATCGCAATCGACATAGATGCCAATGACAACCCGAACATCAAAGAAGGTATCGCCAAGCTTCGCGAAGACCCTGCTCTCTACGCGATGTTCGTAAGCGTTGGCGGTCAAGGCTACTGCGCCATATTTCCCATCGACCCGAACCGACACCTTGACGCTTACCTTGCTCTTGAAAAGCGACTTGCTGATAGGTACGAACTAATCTGCGACAAATCCTGCAAGGACGTGGCGCGCCTTCGGTTCGTCAGCTATGACCCTGACTTGTACCAAGCCGCGAAAAAAATACCACGATTTAAGGACTACCTGCCGAAGCCATCAGCACCAATGCGGGCGCAGTATGTAGGTAACGAAAGCGACAGCAACTATATGCTTTCGCAAATCATTAGCCGAGGCATAAACCTATGCGAAGGTTACCACGACTGGTATCGCGTTGGCTGTGCCGTCATCAATAAGTACAAAGATTCACCCGAAGGGAGGGCAATGTTTCACGCGCTGTCATCAGTCAGCGCAAAGTACGACAGCCGCAAATGCGACAGCAAATACGATGAACTGCTGAAATCAACACGCGGAGAAATCACCTTCGCAACCCTTGTCTATATGGCCAAGTGCGCAGGGGTAGAGGTACAAACTCCTGAAACAAAGCGCATCGAAAAGCAATCACTGGTCAACCGCTCACGCGTTGGTGTCGCTGGTGGATTCAAGTCAACCGATGATGCTCGGAATGAAACAATCGCATACCTAACCGAAGTCGAAGGTTTAGAAGACGTAGAAGAGCGCGTCACCCAAGCCTTTGCATTGCAAGAAAAAGACGTAGAAAAGCCATCAGCAGATGAGATGCTGGACGCGCTTAAAACCTTTATCGCAGGCTTTAACATCAAGATGAACGAGGTGACGCGCAACTACGAGAAGGCAGGCGAGCCATTGACCGACCGCGAATTGAACACCATCTACCTGCAAGCCGTTCACGCCTACGGATCAAAGGTCAAAAAGCAACTGGTGTTCGATATCATTGATTCTGAAAATACAGCGCGATATAATCCATTCGTGGACTTCTTTGCGGCAAATGCATCCAAGCGACCGAAGGGCCTTATCGATGAGTTAATTACCTGCATCGAAAGCAACAACCACGATATTTTTTACATCGCAACCTTTTTACGAAAGTGGCTTTTGAGCATTATCGGGTCAATGCACTACGACTATTCAGTGATTTGTTTGGTGCTGACAGGCGCGCAAGGCATTGGCAAAACAAACTTTTTTCGACAACTACTACCCGATGAACTGCAAGGCTACTACGGTGAAACCAAACTTGACGCGGGTAAGGATGATGAGATTCTGATGTGCAAAAAAATAATCTTATGCGATGATGAGTTTGGTGGAAAGTCAAAGCAGGAGGCGAAAAAGTTGAAGGAGCTGTCAAGTCGTAAAACGTTTACAATTCGCAAGCCTTATGGAAAGGTACACGAGGAACTGCGCAGGTTGGCCGTGCTATGCGGCACGAGCAACGAATCCGAAATCATTAACGACCCCACAGGAAATCGCCGCATCATTCCAATTGATGTCATAAAAATCGACTGGGAGAAGTACGAGGCAATTGACAAAACCGAACTATTAGTTGAACTATACAACGAATGGAGAGCCAATCCACAAGGCTGGTATTTAAGTGGTCAAGACATTGCAGTGTTGAACCAAAACACGATGGGCAACGAACAGCCGAGTTTAGAGCGAGAGCTGATTGTCAAATACTTTGAACCGCCAAGTCAGTACTGTACAAACTGGATGACCACCAGTGCAATTAAAGTTTACATTGATATGAACTCACGCCAATCAATGAGCCTGCACAAACTTGGACTGCAACTTCGAGCGTTGGGATACAACCAAAAAAGTCGCAGGGATGGCAATTGCGCAGTTCCTGTAAGGAAATGGCAAATCAATGTCAGTGAACTTCAAGCACAACATTCGCCTCTTTTGTAGTCAATGTAGTCGGTGTAGTCACTGCAAAAACAACTTTGAAACTCTATAGCGTGTGTAATATTCAATATTCGTATACATATAATATATACTCTTTTTATTAAAAAAAAGTGACTACACTGACTACAAACCGAAAAAACGCCCTTGCAGGTATCGCCAAGGCACTTTTTTTGTAGTCACTTTGATCGCAAAAAACTGACTACAAACTGACTACAATGACTACACTTAGACCATACCAACAACACGCCATTGAACTGCTACGCGATTCTATGCGGAAAGGAAATAGGCGCATCATCCTGTGCGCACCAACTGGCGCAGGTAAGACCGTTATGTTTTCATCGATGGTTCAGGCCGCACTGACCAAAGGAAAGAAGGTGCTGATAATCACCGACCGCATTGAACTGCTGACGCAAACGGATGGCGCACTTACACGTTTCGCGATTTTGCCCTCTTACATCAAACAAGGGACACGCAAACTGCCTGAGGCTACCTCGTATATAGCAATGGTAGAATCTCTCAACCACAGGCTTAAAAACGATGAATACGCGAATTGGCTAAAAGGCATCGACCTTGTCATCATTGACGAGGCGCACAAGGCGAGTTTTGACAAGCTATTTAAATTCATCCAGCCAACTACAACGGTCATCGGTGCGACTGCTACGCCGCATCGCGAGGGCAATCAGAAAGCACTCAAAGAATTTTACACGGCCATTGTAGAGCCTGTGACTATCCGCGAGTTGGTGGATGCTGGTTACCTTGCAATCCCGACAATGTATAGCGTTCCTGTTGACTTATCAGGCGTACGGATGTACAATGGCGATTATGATGCGAATCAGATGGGGCAAGCGTTCAGCAAGCAGAAGGTCTTTCGCGGAGTTATCACAAACTACAACAAATACACGGCAGGGAAGAAAGCGCTGGCATTCGCGCCATCCATTGCAAGCAGTCGCGAACTGTGCGAAGAGTTGCAAGGTGCTGGACTACCTGCGAGGCATTTGGATAGCACGATGAAAGGCGATGAGCGTTTGGAAGTGCTGGCGTGGTTTAAGAACAGCACCAACGGAATCCTGTGCAACTGCGGCATTCTCACCACTGGCTTCGATGACCCGAACGTGGAAGTCGTTATCCTGTATCGGGCAACCAAGTCGCTACCGCTATACTTGCAGATGTGCGGAAGAGGTAGCAGGGTAACGCCAACAAAGACCGAGTTCACCATTCTTGACTTTGGCAATAACCGACAGCAACACGGCGGCTGGGAGGTAGAAAGGCCGTGGTCTTTGGAAAAAAAGGAGAAGAAACGCAAAGGGGTCGCGCCTGTCAAGACGTGCCGCAAGTGCGGATATATGATGGCATCCTCAACTGTGATTTGCCCTTCGTGCGGATTTGTCGCTCCTGTCAAAGAATCGCAGATGGGTGAAGAAGTCATCCTGCAACGCGACAACTACACGCCATACCAATGGCGACAGCTGGCAAAAGATTCCTCACTTGCAGAAATAGCGGCGATGATTCGCGCAAAGAAAATAAAGCTATTTTTCGTGCTTCACAACATAGTCAAGCGAGAATCGGATGTCAGGGAATTGCTACGACATTGCGGCTATGCATCAGGATTTTACTACAAACTTCAAGAACTACACGGATTCAAATGGGATTAGAAGAATTTAAACTACAAGCGGAGTGCTTCCGCTACCACTGGAATGAAAGGCCGCAGGAACGTGGCCGCTTATTCACGGTCAACAACAACAGTGGCGGCAAGTTTGAAGGCGCGATAATGAAAGCGATGGGCGTGGTTGCAGGCGTTGCGGATATGATGTACCTGTCGGATGCTGGACTTATCGCCTTGGAATTTAAAACGCCAACAGGCAGGCAGTCACCTGCTCAAAAGGAATGGCAGGCTGTCATCGAAGCGGCAGGCTACCGCTACGTCATAATCAGAACCTTTGAAGAATTTAAACAAACCCTTAACTTATGAAAACACCAACCTTTATCACTGAAATTGCCAATCGCATCGAAGCCATTACAGGCGTGACGTACGAAGAGATTTGCACAGGCAATCGAAAGGCCGAAGTAACGCGAGCGAGGCACGCGCTGATGTGGTATTTGTATCGCAAGCATCACTACAAATACAGCTTGACAGCGATTGGCATAATGCTAAACCGCAACCACACGAGCGTTTATCACGGGGTGCAGGTCGTGGACTGGGCGTTGCACAATAATGATTCGCGCTTTAAATTTATACAAACAATAGAAGACTCTGACTATATTTGCCCACAATGTGGATGCAAACGAAATCATACACCAGCTGTACAATGACGGAGTGTTCCGACAAGTGGCAAGGCAAATCGCGACAAGCGACTATGCCGATGACCTCGAACACGAACTGGTCATCTACTGCTACGACCGACCAGAACGCGTTGAACAGCTACACGCATCAGGCGCACTCACGTTCTACATCGTGCGCGCCGCTATTAACTTATTCAGAGGCAAGACATCGCCATTTCAACGCAAGTATCGGCACAACGAAGAGCGCGTGGCTTTGGGTGAAGTTGAGCAGGTGGATGAGAAGTATAGCACAGTTCCTGACCACCTGTATCGCAAAGCGGAAGCAGAGATGGACAAGTGGGCGGCGGCAGGGAAATATCCATACGACAAGAACCTATTCCTTCTATGGCTGGAATTGGGCAACAAGAAGCTTATCAATCGAAACACAGGCATTCCATATCGGTCAATCTGCTACACGATTGACCTTTGCAGGCAACGACTAAAACAAGCACTACAAGATGATTACAACGATTTTATTGGCGGCTTTGACAGCATTGGCGATGGAACGCTATAACGTACTGCCCACTTGGTACTACCGCATCAGTCGCTTTAAACCACTATCTTGCCAGTCCTGCCTTGCCTTTTGGACAGGATTTGGCTTGTCACTTTTTGACCAACCGCTATACTACGCGCCGTTTGTTGGCTTGGCATCTGCGGCGTTGGCTATCATCATCATAAAGCTAACCGAATGAACGCAACCCTAATTAGCGAAGTGCTTGCCATCAAGCCTAAACTTGAACTGTATCATTCGACCAAGTCGCTACGGCTGACCCCTGCGGAGGTGAACACACTGCAAGCAGCGGCGATTAGCCTTGGCATTCCGCGCACCGATTGGTGGTGCGCAACCTGTGCTGTTGGCAGGCTTTCGGAACTGGTGGCTCACGCCGAGCATTGTGTAAAAGAGGGGCAAGTGGTATTTAATGTAAACGGAGATGGCAACAGCAAAGATTAGCATCGAAGAACAGCACAACTTGCATATGAGCAAGCTCGTGAACATTGGCGCGCTTATGACCGATATGGCCAACATATTGGACAGCCTGAACGACTGCAATGCACCCAACGCACTGCACGCGAAGGTGGCCATCTGCGAGAAGATAATCGACATAATGAACAGCGTGGAAATATGAAGAAAGTAGGAAGGCCACCCGCGTTTGAAAGTCCTGAGCAGTTGTGGGACTTGTTCTGCACGTACAAAGCGTGGACGAAAGCAAATCCGTACAGGGTACAAGATTACGTGGGCAAGGATGGTGCAATGGTGTATCGCGACAAAGAGCGGCCATTGACGTTTAGGGGGTTTGAAGGCTACCTTGCAGAAGAAGGTTGGTGCTTTGACTTGTCGCACTATCAAAGGGAAGAAGGCGAGCATCACGAAGCATTTCGCCCCATCCTTACCCGCATACGAGCGACTTGTGACCGCGATATGGTTGAGGGCAGTGGCGCGAATGTGTACAACAGTGCCATCGCAGTGCGAGTGCTGGGACTGGCCGACAAGCAAGAGCAGAAGGTACACATCGAACAGCCGCTATTTAATGACGACCTATGATACTACGAGATATTATACGCTTCATTTACGAAATTTTAGGAACGCTGATACAAGTTTTTGTCATTGCAATTTCTATAACTATTATGGCTACTTTTGTTTTTATAATTTCCTATAAAATTTGTTTTTTTCTTTTCAAACTATTTCCTTTATAATTATGACCCTACCCGAACTACAACACCTGCTGAACCTTATAGATACGGATTACAAGCGCAAAATGAATGCCTACAAACTTGGCATCGACTTATCCGAGTTCGATGAGCCAAAACAGGAAGTCATCAGCATTTTATTGAAGCGCGTCTTAAATGAAGACCAGTACGAAACTTTATGTTGGTGGATGTACGAGAAGGATTTCGGCAGGCGTGAGGATTTACAAATGTGGGACAAGGATGGGAAGGAGATTTGCCGCACGGTGGAGGAACTGCACCAATTTTTGTTTGCCTAAATAACTGAAAATGGATAAAAAAATAGAGTATATCGCCAAGGCATGCCATGAGGCTAATAGAGTATGGTGCCAAGCAAACGGGGACTTTAGTCAAAGTCATTGGGATGATGCCGAACAATGGCAGCGAGACAGCGCCATTTCTGGTGTTGCCTTTAAATTAAACAACCCTGACGCAAAAGAAGATGCACAGCATAACGCATGGATGCAGGAAAAGATTTCAGATGGGTGGGTGTATGGGGAGGTAAAGGATACCGTTAAAAAAACGCACCCTTGTATCGTCCCATTCGAGCAATTACCTGAATTTCAGCAAAAAAAAGACGCTTTATTTTGCGCAATTGTGAACGCGCTAAAAGACAATCATGAGCGATAAGATAGTCGAGTCAGTTATTGACCAATTTAGGACAAGAGCGGAACAGGGCAAGCGCAAGTACGGCACGACAATGGAACGCGATGACCTGACATTCGCCGAGTGGATTCAGCACTTGCAGGAGGAGTTGATGGATGCGGTGGTTTACATTGAGAAGATTAAGGGTGAAATTGCTAAAAAGTAGTTATATTTGTAACCTAAACCAAACCAAAACAAATGAAACGAGAAGAAATTACTCAGCTAAAAGTAAATCCTGTTGAAATTACATTCTTAGACAGAGGGTGTATCATAAAGGTTGGATGCAGGTTGTTTGCCTTTGATACCAATCGGGAGGCAATGGCGGAACTGCAAGAGTACATCAAAAGACCTCTTGAAATTGGCAAAATTTATGCTCCTGACTATTTTAATGCAGAGGAGTTAAGCGAAGTATGTGAAACAGAAGAAGCAAGAGGGTAATCAAGAACACAGTCAGGTGGCGGAATGGTAGACGCTCTGGGGCCGGGACACCAGTTAGAAACCCGATTACAGGTTCGAATCCTGTTCTGACTGCAAGTGGATTTCAAATACACAACAGCGATTAAACGCATTCGGCAGGTGGCCGCTCGGAAGAAGGTGATTCAGGGCGGAACATCTGCGGGCAAGACCATCGCCATCCTTGCAGTGCTTATCAACATAGCGGCAAAGGCCAAAACCGAAATCAGCGTCGTATCTGAATCCGTGCCGCATTTGCGAAGGGGTGCAATCAAGGACTTCGCCAAGGTGATGCAGTGGACTGGACGCTGGGCGGCTGACAGGTGGAACAAAACGCTTCTGACCTACCACTTCGCCAACGGAAGCACCATCGAGTTCTTTTCAGCAGATAGCGAGGGAAGGCTACGCGGCGCAAGGCGTCAGGTGCTGTACATCAATGAAGCGAACAACATCGACTTTGAATCGTACTACCAGTTAGCCATCCGTACCAGCGAGGCCATCTACATCGACTACAACCCAACGCACGAATTTTGGGCGCACACGGAGGTGCTTCGCGAGGATGATGCTGAACTGCTGGTGCTGACCTTCCGCGACAATGAAGCACTTCCTGACACCATCAGAAAGGACATCGAGATGGCGGAGGTGAAGGCCGCGACATCAACGTACTGGGCCAACTGGTGGAAGGTGTACGGTCTTGGTCAGGTCGGCAGTGTTCAGGGCGTAATATTCAGCAACTGGACGCAGGTGGATGAAATCAACTACACGACATCCAAACTGGTCGCGCTTGGCCTTGACTGGGGGTACACCAACGACCCGACCGCACTGGTGGCGGTGTACAGGTCAGGCGACACGCTGACCCTTCACGAACTGCTGTACGCCAACAACCTGACGAACCAAGACATCGCGACCAAATTGCGGGAGTTCGGCATCAA